TATCTTACCATTTTCAATAACTGGTCTGAGTCTTGCTCCAGAACCAAGACCACTAGCATCTGTTACAATTAGATCTGGTACTGAATAATAATCTTTTCCTCCATATTGAATATTTACAGAAACTATTTGTCCATTAGAGATAATCGGAACCAGAGAAGCAATACTTCCATTTTTTATAGTTATTTTTGGATTATTTTTATAATTTAATACTGTAGATCCATATCCAGTTCCATTTTCATAAAGATATACTTGTTGAATACTACCTCTTACTATTGGTGTGGCTACAATTTCTTCATATGTTTGAGTAGTTGTACCAAATCCAACAGGATTGTATTTTATCGATACAGAAATTTTTGGATAACTGAAGTATTGATATCCAGTACCAGTATCTGAGAACGTTTCATACTTCCTTCTATTATAAGAATCGATATCTGTTCCTGCAATTCCAGCATTACAAATCCTAAACGAATCGTTATCAATTTTTAACACATAATATTGAAAATCTGTGGAGAGACCAGTTATTGCAGAAGTTTCATAATCATATGTGATTAATTCTCCACTCTCAAGTCCATGATTTTTAAAATTGATGGAATTTGATGTGGTAGATATTCCAGATGGATTTACAATAAGTTTTCTGTTTGTATATCCAGTTCCACCATCAATTACCTTAATTTCGGAGATTGTATTTTTTGGAACAATTGTACTAAATTTATGAACACCTTCTGTTCCTGTAGAGAATCCAATTACATTGATGTTGTTGGTGTAATCTAAGAAAGATTCAAATATACTAATCGTACTATTATTCTCTACTCTTACAAAGTAAGATGCATTATTTACAAGAGTAGTTGTGCCAAATCCAACTGCAAGTTGAGAATTTCCATTTGAATTATATACTATTTCTTCTCCATTATTTAAATTGTGATTCGTTTCAAAAGAAATTCTATTACCAGTTGTACTAATTCCACCACCATCTGTGGTTGCTCTTCCATCAAAAACTATAGATCTTAATCTTTTTGTAACAATTGCATCTAAAATAGCCCCAGACCCATTTCCTCCAACAATATCCACCGATAAAATTTTATTGATATCATAATCCTGAGAATCTACATAAACCTCAGTGAAAGATCCACTAATTACTGGTTGTGCCAGAGCAGATGTTAATCCAGAAGAAATTTCTAATTTAGGAAGATTTATAACATCGAAATTTTTTCCACCATTCAGAACATCGATAGATTGTAATGGTCCATAATAAATCTTATCTAAAGATTTGTAGTTATAAATTTCAACGCCATTGATCAACATTCCAATAGGACCTGGAATTGTTTCTTCATTGGGTCCAGTTATATTAGAATCTAATGGGAATTTCTTTAGTATCTTTTGTACTCCAATCTCATTGGATCTCTGAGAATACAGTATAAAAGATTGTGGATCAACACCAGATTCTGGAATCCTAAATCTTATAGGTGAAACACCTACAAAAGACAGTGAGTGGTATAGTTTTATTTTTTTATTATCAGAAGGAAGAACTTCAACATAATAACTTCCAGTTTCTAATCCAATAAGTGGTGTTGAATTTGGTTGATAGTAAATTCTATCTCCACTTATAAAAGGAACTGCTGATGGGAATCCTAGAGTATCATAATCACCATCTGAGCTTTTATTGAAAAGATTTTCTTCGGAAGTTATTGAGACAATCTTAGTAGATTTGTTTATAGTATACCTATACTTATAGTCAGAATCTAATGCGGCAGATGGTAGGGAATTAGACGCCACATACACATAATCTTCTGCCTGCGAATATAAATTTTGTATATCGGAAGTAATTACATTATTGCCATATTTTATAGGAACCCCCGAACTGCTTGCAGTATTAGTCTTTCTTCTTAAATCATATTCTTTAGAAGGATCTATATCAAAAGATCCACCTTCAATTTGAACGGTAAAGTCTGAAATAATTTGTGCTATTCTTGGATCATCACTTTCAGTAGCTAAAATTTCGCTATCTCTTTCCAAGAGTTCTACTCTATCGCCAACCTTAAGACTGGATCTATCGATATTACTTCCTAAAACGTAGTTTGATCCTATCGATAATACTTTATATCTTGCAGATGTATTATAAATCCAAGAGTTCGCAAAAATTTCTTTATAGGTTTTGTCGTCTTTAAGATTCTGAATAATATCTCCAATACTCTTAACGGTTATTATATCTCCTTCGTACACAGTAACTTCACGTGAAGTTGGCACAAAGTCATTCAATACTCCAAGAATTCTAAATTCAACTTTCTTTTCAGTATTTCCATTTTCGTATCCAAAATAAATTTCATTATTTCTAATTAATGAATTTTTTGGTATATTTTCTTCAATTCCAGTGCAGTCTAAAAATTGATTTAATGACTTACTCGCATAAGAAATTGCATTGTCACCAAAAACAATAGTTCCACTTTCCGGAAAACCAATTGTAGAATCTACAGTAATTACTGACGATAGAGCGAGAGTTGGTGTTAATGTTCGTGTGTTTGGTGTTATAGTGAAACTGCCTTCAATTGCAGAAAATTCACTATTACCAACAAATAATTTAAGTTTATAATATTGCTTATTATTTCTATTGAATGGCTCTACTACAGAAACGGAAGCAGTAGTTGCCGAATCTGTAGATTTTACGATAGACTGTCCGGTCAAATCTAATGGATTTTCGCCGGATATAACTTCTATAATAATTACTTCTTCTCTTACATAGTTTGCAGAAGAAGGTTTAATGAGATAATCCTCCAGATTTATAATACTAGGATTCTCATTATAAAGAACATTGAATAAAATTCTAAACGATTCGTCTGTTCCTTTTGCTTTATAAAAATTATTCGCCTGTCTTAAGAAATTACCTACATTTAACTCTGGAGTAAAATCGGTTTTTTCTAGACCTGGAGCAAAAGTATATTTTAATTTTTGATAAAATTCTTTTAAAAATAGAGTACTTAAGTTCTCTACTGTTGAACCTGCAGAATGAGATGCCGCACTACTTGTTGAAAATACTAATTCCTCTTGATCCAGATCTTCATGATAATCGGTAATTCCACTAAATCCACGAATACATCCAATAAAACTAGTTGAAGTTTTTTCGGTATATGTGATGATCTCATCATCAATTTTTAGAAGTCCATAATTTTTTGGAAATCCTTTAGTTGTATCTACCTCTATGGTTGTATACTCATTATCAACCCCTACAGACAGGGTAGTTGATCCAACTACTACTTCTGGAGTAAGATTTTCTAGTTTTAAGTATTGATCTAAATTTTCCGCAATATCAATTGGACCACCCTGATATTCTTGGGAAATGTAGTATTGTTTTAAAAATTCAGTAGTATTTGGAGACTCTTCCAATATAAAACTTGGAAGCTGACTCTCAATAATCTGCTGAACTTTAACTCTAGAATCAAATCCAGTCTGTATCATATTAGTTTCTTGCTAAATTCCCGTTTGAGTAACTTGAAGTATAATAATCTCTAGAAAATACATTTCCAGTTATTTCATCACCTGAGGCGATTACATCTCTTACCATATTTATCGTGCTTTTGGAAACATCAAATGATATATACAAGTCTTTTAGACCAAGAACATCATTTGATTCTGGGAATGCTTGAATTTCAACAATACCGTTTTCTCTATTTGTTGATACTATATTAATGCTGCCAAGTTTAATTTCACCTTTTACATAATCAACACTTCCTGCGGATTTTGAAATTACTCTTTCAGTTCCATCAGATAAAATTTTGACGACTGATATTACTCCGGTTTTAAGATCTGGATTTGGAACATCTGTCAAATAGACAATTGCAGACTCTCCTGAAATATTAAATCCAGTTGATTTAATGTTATATCCACCAGCATTTACATGGAATCTATTTCCAAAGCACAACTCATATTGTGCAAATTGATTCAGCGACGCTTTTAAATCTCTTCTAATTCTTACTTTAGTGATATTAGAAGTAATCGCAGAATCAGTGGTGTCTATTACACGAAGAACTTTACTATACTTAAATCTTCCGCCAAATTTATTAAGATCCAATGTTCTTGAATACTTATATAGAGTATTCAAAATTTTGGTTTTGAGTGCATCCGTAGTAGAAATTTGTGAATTATTGTAATATACGGAAGAATCTATTTCAACATAAAGGATTTTAAGATCTATAATTTTAGGATTAATTCCCGATACAGTATATTGCTTTAGCTGACTAAGAATTCTAGACTTATTGAAGTCGGAAACAAAACTTCCATTCTTAGGTTTAATGCTTAAGACAACGTTTCCAAATTCTGGTGGATCCAATTCTTCTCCACCAACAACAGCAACAGACTCAGTATCTGGATATATTCTCTTTATAATTGCTTCATAATCTCTAGATGTTACCGCTCTATTCTGTGCAGAATATATTCTTGGCGCATAATATTTGATAGAATCGACCGGTTCAATGTCCGATCCATTTTGTGCAGGTTGATTGGTTGTGATTGTAATTGAACCTGGACTAATCAATGTTCCTACGGCAGTAACAATACTTCCTGCAAAGGAGAACGAACTTGCACCGTTTCCTTCTTCACCATCAGTTACAATGTAGTTTGCGGTAATTATAGTTCCATCGCCACCTACGTAATCGCCAAGTTTTTTGCCAATTATTCCATCCCCAAATCTTATTTCATATTTTTCATCCTGAACTTCATTTAGAAAATAGATTCTAGAATTGTTTGTTGTATCTAAAATATTATCAATTGAAGTATACTTGATGCCAAGACCACTCTCGGAGGTTTTTCTAATCCAGACGGATACAGTCGATGCATCAACAAATGAATTATTCAAAATATATCTTTGATCGAGAGATCCATCATATTCAAATCTCCTTGTTAAAAAGGATCCCTGATAGACTTCAATATTGTCAAATGTTGCTACACCGTCCACCAGCGGCACACTAATACTTTCTGGAATAGAGAAAGTATATGTTGTATCATTTGCCGTTCCTACGCACACCAAACCCCTCTGAAGGGTAAGTGTTGGGGTATCTTCTGTGGATGATACTGTAAACGATATTACTGCCCTTGCTGACGTTCTAGAGCGTGGCACATAACCAATGTTTCCAGCTAGAGATACTACGTTTTCCCGAAGAGTAGCAGAGTCTAAAAATGACTCGTTAACAATCATATTACTATTAAACGCAGTAATATAAGTGTTATATGCTAGAGTCTCGATCAATACGGAAAAGTTAGATCCTTCAAAATCAAAGTCAGTAAAATTCGAATTCGCACGAAGATAGTCTCTGATTGATTGCTTTATTTGATCGAAATCTAAGTTTGTAAATTTAGTAAACGGCATCTTATCTTGCTGCCTCTAATAGGAACGAATATTCTTGTGTTGGAATCCCTAGTCCAATAATATCAAAAATAACGGTAACATTGAATGTATTTTGATCCGG